GGTGATTGCATTGTCCACCCCACCTGCTAATGGTGATCCGTTTGCTAGGCCAAAATCTCCCTGTGTACTGGAAGTTATCGCTTTCCCGTTTGGTACAGTCCCCTTATCTGCTGCTGTTATTGTTACTGTTGCAGTGCTTATTGCTGTTGCAGTATAATTTGGTACTGAGGTTTTTGCATTGATTGCAGTTGCAATTGCCGCAGCAGTTGTGTTATTACTTCCTGTGTGAGCAATTGTTCCAGTTATAAGATCAACATTATCTACACGGAGGAACAATATATTGTTTCCTGCAAATTCTGACCCTGCATTAACCACAACTGTTCCTGTTGCGGCTGTTCCTGTAGTTTGTGTTAATCCTCCCCCAGTAACCGAAAAACCAACTCTTGCTCGTCCATCATATTGCTGGATAATTCGGTTCATGGCAACCCCACTCTGGAAGTAGTGTGTGCCAGTTCCAGTACCCGTAAAAGATATTGCGCCACTTCCCACACTTGCTTCAAGTTGGAAGGTGTCAGTTGCAGTAGAAACTACAAAATAATCTGTTGCCAAAGCAAACCCCGTAGGCAAAGTATCTGTAGTAGTCAGTCTGACTACTGTGGCATTTGCCATCCCATGTGAGGCTCTAGTTAGTGTGTTAGCTGTCGCATTCAAACTCGTAATTTCAGTGGCTTCTTGGCTTTCCCCCGGATCATCGTGATCACCCCAATAGTGATTAATTAAGCCGTCTTCAAACTCTACTGCCGCATAAGGTTTCCCATCGAAAAAGTCCACACTTAGAATTTTCGCCATATCTTCTTCGCCAGCATTCCCCTTGTATCTGCTTTCACACTTTAGAACAGAAAGTGATTCGGGTTGTCCTGTCATGGAAGGTCGCCCGGAGTGACAGTCAGCAAATACATATACATTGCCACCTCCGGCAGCTAGGCCAAATGTTCCAGACGGGAGTGTTGCCCAGAGTTTAAAGGCTCTGCGCTTCTCAATCTCACCACCTCTTGTGATATGTGCATTCGTTAGACCAGCCGTACCTGCCTCGTTTAGTCCATACAGACTACCCGGCACAGACGTTACTGAAGTTCTGCGAGTGTCAATCCCGGCTTTAAAATCCTCCACTAATACGTATGGCATTTAGCTTACCTGATGGATATGGAGTTGGGTATTCTGTGCTGTTTCTCCCCCAAGGACTAGCGGTTCAGTTTTAGATAATCTTGCTCTTAATCTTTGGTAATGCACTTGCGCTTGTTGACCCTTCATTTGTGCATCAGGAGACTTTTGTCGAGTCAATAATTCACTGGCGGCAAAAAGTACAATCAGTTGATCATCTAAATCTGCGGTGTCATCCATGGAAATAAAGGTACTGAGATTGCCTGTACCTTCTAACCTAAACAGGCCATCTCCTGTCGTTGTATTTGCATTCTCACTGGGAATAGGCCAAACCTCTACTTGAGATGCACCATACGCTTCGTATTTGTAAATAGGCCATGAGCGATCCCCCGTATCAGAATCGTGGATTGTGTAGTCATAAGTCGAGATTCCATAGGTAATCTTGTGCCATGATGACCCGTTTTTAAACGAAGCATTTTGCACTCGCTCTAGTGTTATCCCAGACGGAATATCGTAGTATCGTGATCCTGCCTGTAAGGTTATGTCCTTTTTGACCTGTAGAAAGGGCCATGCAAAATCTTCCCAGAGTCTACGCTGTACCCTGTTCAGAAGATTTACCATCATCTCTTGAGTGGCCTTCCCAAGGGCTGATGAAATTGCGTGGCCTGATTCGCTTCTTAGATCATTCAGCAGGACTTGTAGAGTCGTGTTCCTTGCCATTTATTCCTTTTTTTGCGTTTATTGGAGGCCCACCATCTAAAAAGCAAGCGTCTGATATTTTTAAAGATTTTACATTAAATGGTAATTCCCCAAATGCTCCATATAATTCGGTAAATTTTGCTTTATAAATCCTTCCCAATCTCTCCCGTTCACTGTCTGATGTCATATCTTCCTTGCCAGTTAAGACAATACGATCAATTGCACCAGTTCCATGTAGATGTTGTAATACTGATAACTCTGGGACTGAAATTCCCTCTTTTACTACTGTGCTTCCAGTGTCACCGCCAATTGCCACATTTGCTCGATAAACATTTTCCATATTAGTTTCTTATTAAGGTTAGGCAGTCCCGAAAGACTGCCTAGTTTAAGTCAGGATTTACGTTATTTCGTAAACACCATGACAGTTAAGTTGACTTGCACACAAAACGCTTGTGGTAGTTATCGCACGATAAATAGCATATTTGTCATGTGGGCGAGTTGGCGAATGCCGACTCATCTTCTCACCATCCATGTACATAAGGTACATTTTAGACGGATCAATAATGTAGCACCGCTTAGATGGGGTCTTACCAGAAATAGTAAGATCATCAAGACTTGGGTCATACTGGAAATGAATTCCCTGATAGTATACTTCACCCATACTAATGTCTTGTTTCCCGTTCCAACCAGATTGAGTAAAGTTACCCTTACTCTTCAACTCAGTTGTAAGTTGATCAAGAAAGGTACTACCGCACACAGCGACTGAAGGTTTCCCCCCATATCTGCGTAACTGGCGAATTTCTTGATGCATCTTATCAATTAAGACTTGCCCCGTTGCTGTCGCAGCAATCGCAACATCAAAACGATTACGCCACCAAGTGTTCGTATCCGTTCTTAGTGTTCCAACTGCGGCACTTGTTGCTGCTGGGTTATCCGCTATAAGACCCCGTATTCCGGTCATAGCAGTTGTTGAAGTCCCATCGGTATACAACAAGTTATTCATACCTCTGGAATACCCTTCTAGCATATCTTCCATTTTGTCTTTAAAAAGATTTACAAGAACAGTTTTATCCCTTCCAGAAACATTTGAGGTTTCTCCAGTAAGCGCATCGTTTACGGAAATTCCATCATGTTTAAGTTCGGTATGAGTTACTTCAATACCAATGTGATGTTCGTGCCAAGTATACTTAGCACGTTTGATATGGTCAGGGTTTGTGTATGCCACCGCATCTGTGGCTGTATAGCCAGCTAACGCAGTTTCATATACTCCCTTGACTGCCAGATCAACAAGACCCTTACCACCCGGATAGCTTTTGGAACCTTTGTCCATAGCACTAAAGAGCGGTTTATCTTGAATAGTCTGGCTTAAAACGTCCCCTTTATTTAGAAAAAAATCTAAAGAGGCATTGGCTACGTTAGCCAATTGGTCGGCTGTTAAAGCTGCCATTTTATTCCTTTTATATTATATAAGGAACATCCCCACACACAAATAGTTTTACTGGTTCAAAGACTGCGTAATTGCATCTCTTAAAGAGACAGGCTCTACTATTGGCGTTCCACTAAGTTTACCACCTGTTGCCGTCTTCATTGCGCTTGGTTGAGGTTGTCTGGCCTTGAATCTCTCATTAACAGTTGCATAGGCATCGTCTACAAGACCTAATACTTCTGTCTGAGTTTTTGGCTGTCCTCGCTCATTTACTAGCGCAATCACACGATCATTAAATTCTTCTTGCTTGAGACTAAAATCTACGTCTTTAGCTAAAGTGTTTTCACCCCACGTTTGCAATGCACCCGTCAGCATATTACTCTGATTCTGAGTATGTTGCTTCTCGGTTCTAACATGGTCAACTTTACGTTGGTTTTGTACCCTTGCTAGTTTTGCTCTTGTTTGGCTTAACTCTCTTGCCGCACCCTCATCAAGAAACCCATCGTTCACTTTCGCTTGGATGTCTTTTGGTATACTTCTTCCAGTAACTTTAGACATATTGCCTAAATGGTGTGCCAGCATTTTATAGGCATGGTCTGGATTATTTCTAATCGCTGCCATGATTTTAAATCCCTCAACTGAATCCTTTGCAGTTAAGTTGTTCTTCTCTATAAAATTTGTGATCTTGGCATACTGTTCTGAATCATTCTGAAGTTTTTCTGAATCAGATTGAAGTTTCCCAACAGTTTCTTTTAACTCGTTTTTTTCGGATACGAGACTCCGGAAACGAGGATGTTTATTAAATGGAACGTCCTTGTAGTCCTCCGATTTTGGTGTTTCTTCAGAGGCTCCAATTGGTTCCGTGACTTCAGTCTCTTCAGTAGTTTCCGCTTCTTCCACAACAACATCTTCCTCCAGAGGGCCAAGTGCATCCTGCACCACACTCTCTAAAGTTTCTGTTTCGGCTTCTGCTTCCACTTCTGTGGCATCTGACGATGATGCCGTGTCTTCCGCAACTTCTGTGGTAGACTCGTCTATAACAACTTCTTCAGCAGAAACGGGGGACGATTCCGTTTCCTGTGGCTCTTCTTCTGCCATAATACGTCCTTTGGTTAATTGTTAAACATTCATCCCAACTTGTGGTTTACCACCACCGGGAGGTTTTGGTAGTGGAGCATTATTGCCCCCCTGACCACCTTGCGCTTCGGGGGGTTTTCCCCCTCTACCCTGCGCCTGTGCCTTCGCACCTTGCATCATGTTCTGAGCAACGATTGAAGGTAACTTATCTATAATTGCTTCTGTTAAATCCATCTTGTCATCCAGACGTTTCAACAACTCTTTGCCAAGGAACTTAGGATCAATACCCGGAATTTGAATGAGGAAGGGGATTATACGCTCAATATTTTGTAGTTCAGCGGCTTTATTTGGTTTCCCTGTCGATCCTGCTTCAATCTGCAAATATATTTCGTTCAGGACATCTTCTTTCTTAAACTCAGGCCAAACTGCTCCGGGGCCACAAATTGCTGTCACTTCTTCTTTAGACATTTCTAGGAGTAGGATTTGTCCAGCTGCTCTGGTTACTTCGCTCATAAATGAGTCGAGATCGTCAATATTAGCACCAATGGCACTCATCCTGCTCGATTCAGCGATGCTAGTCTCAGTTGCAGTACCTTTCGATACCTGACCAAAATTAGCTTCCTGTTGGCCCACGACCAACTGGACATCATCAAATATAGTTCGTACCTCATACAGATTCGGATCAATACCTATCTGTTTGACAGGTTGTATTACATCATCCACTTTCTGACCTGCCACCAACGCCTGTAATTCCAGGACTGCATTTGCAGGAGGGTCTTTTAATTTATCCTTATCCTCTTGCTCTAACATCCCTGCTGGTACAGCATACTTTGGCCTATTAGCCCTGCGATGTTCTCTCAACCCTTGTCTGGCCCTGTTATATTCATGTTGCATCGGAGCAAGAAGTTTAATATCAGACGGAGGATAAAGTAGGTCTTTGTGTTCAATCTCATTGAATGACAATGCGAAGAAAGGCCAGAATGTTTCCAGCTTTATTGGTGGTGATTCTGGTTCGGATAAAAAATCGTTATGACCATCGCACACAATGTAAAGTAGTCCTGCATTCTTATCATATATTTCCCAAACTAAAGCCAGACCATCTCTGACGTTATCCGTACTGCTACCGAAGTGGTTATAGTTAGACTGTCCTGCCTTCACGCCAGTTTGGTTGCCCTTCATGTCATACGATAGATAATTATCCTGTACATCAACATCGTAAATTTCTTTTATCTCTTCAGGAGATAAGTACATCTCATGTGCAACCCAAGATGCCCCAACAAAACCACGGAGCAACCGACACAGTGGATCAACTATAATGGAGTCGCATTCTGGAAAATCGAATACCAACCCCTCCTGAATAATTGTCAGAGGTTCTTTCTGCAATGCTTCAAGGGAGAGCATCAGTTCCTCCATTTCTGCATCATCCTGTTCAATATCCCCCTTTTCTGCTTCACTTGCTATTCTTCGCAGATGGTCAACCTGTGCCTGTACGTCTGACATTTTAGATGAGATGTCCGGCAATCTGTCCATTTCTCGCTGGTAGCCAACTTTTACAAAGCCAACCGATGTTGTTATAACCCTGCGTACCAGAGCCTTCATCTGACTCTTAAAGGTTGGATGTTGCTCGTCCATAAAATATTCGAAGAGCATTTCAAGGCACTTAGCAACTTTGTCCATCCGACTACGTTCAACCTTCACCTTGGCACGATCATCTATAATTGCCTGTGCTTGCTGGTCTGGTTCTCCCCCCTGCATCTTTAACTTAGTTACAGTGGCTAGAGCCTTTGCCATGCTTTCTTCTTGCCCGTCCCAAACCTCATAATCCATGCGCTTCCGTCTGGTTGCAACGGGCTTTGGGTTCTTAGCGTAGAGGGCAGAAGTTCGCTGTGCAACGTGTCTCTGGAGGATGTTCGCAACGTATTTTTCATCGTCCCAGTTATTACCCGTATACCCTTTATAGACAGCATCCATGTCAACCTTCATTTGTTTAAAGGCTTTAGAATGGTATTCTTTTGCACCTTTCACCCGGTCAATTAAAAGACTTACTAACGCTTCTCTACGGAGCGTTGGTTCCTTGTCTTCTTCTTC